TGTGTAAATTCTTTTCGGATCCATGCGTTAAAATGAGGTATGTTGCTTAATAAATAAGCCACCTATTCCTGTTCTCTGGATTCGCGAACAACTTTCGCGATCTCAGTTAGGTTAGAGTCCATGTCTCGCTCATTCTGCATTTCAGCTTCTTGAAGTTCTGCAGCAACCTTAATATCCGTTTGCTGTTCTTGAGACTCAATCTTCTCTCTTTCAAGTTGCATCTTGCGTTCAGATTCTCTGTCGCGTTGATTAATTTTCTCAAACTCAAGTTCCATCTGTTCTTCAAACATCTGGCGTTGCGGATCTTGTTGTTGTGCCGCCATCGCTTGCGCTAGTGCTTGTTCTTGACCTGTTATTTGCTGCGTAGCTTGAGCAGCCGCTACCGCAATCTGACTTTCCATTTCAGGTGGAAGCTGCGGCATTTGACCATCTGGTCCAGGCTGTGGTAACTGAATACCTTGTTCAGCTAGTATCTGTTCCATCTGCACTCGATACTTCAATGCAATGTGTTCTTGGATATGCGCTTGTAACGCTGACATTGCTTGTGGGTTCTGCTGTATCTGTGGGCTTTGCATAAACGCCATATGCGCTTGAATGTGCGCATCATGATTCTGTTGAGGAAACGCTTTTAACGGAACATTCATTAATGCGTCCATGTTTTCCTGAACAGGATCTTTAGGCGTAGGGGCAAAGTCAGGAAGAAGCACGTCGTCAATATCTTTGATATTTAACGCAAGATACATCTTACGGAAGGCTTCTTTCATATTGTGAATCTGAGGTGCACTTTGCGCCATCTGTAGTTGCGTCTGCGCTAAGATAATTCGTTGCGTAGTACTAAAGATGTTAGGGTCGCAAACAGGAACAATGTCTACACTGTTATTGAAGTCCTGAGCAAAAACAGTCTGTTGTGCTCCTTGTACTTGGTACGGATATTCAGGAGGTAGATACTCTCCGAATAATCGCTTTAGAATCTTAAACTCATTCTTCTGTGCATAATGTAGTCGTTTATGTATCGAAGAAATAACCTTCTGGCCTTTTTCTAAAAGGGCGACAGTAGTGCCTACAGGAGCTTGACTATTGCCTTCTCCCGTCTGCTGATCCATTACTGCCGCAAACCGTTGTCCAGATTCAACTAATAACCCCAGCAGCTGGGCTAAAGTTGCACTAGGTTCTTTATACGGCAACGGTAAGAAGGAATCGCGAATAGTACCTCCAGGAGCGTCAACGTCACGCCACTCTCCTGGTTGTAATGGGTCATCTGAACGCTGTATATTCAATCCGCGTGATTTGAAACCAGCCGGTAGATTAGCAAGTGTGCCTGCATCAATTAGCTGTCTCAGTATTGCTGTAGCAGACTTAGTTACTCCACCAATCATGTGAATCAGCCCGAACCCATAAAATCCTAATCCAGGAAGGAATTTATAATGCGTAAAGTATTCAATCTTTTTACGCATAGGATCAATCTCATCGTAGTTCTGTCTAATCGACAAAACTTCACTGTTGTCTTGGCAAATAGTTACAATATACGGTAACGCTAATCCAGTCGTTTCACCGTTCGCATCTGTGTGTTCGAATCCTTCTATGTCTAGTTCTACATGACACTCTAACAACGTGTATTCTTCAGAAGAACCTGTTCTAGAAACTCCATCTAATTCGTCAATCTTTTCTTGTATGACATTTTCGTCTGTAGTATATCCAGGAGGCGTCATGCCTACGTCGCGATAGAAACCACTAAGCTGTAACTTACGCATATCGTTCTCAGTCATTTTAATGACGTGCGTAATCCGAGGAGTGGTATGTAAATCCGTGGTTGTGTACGGAACGACTAAATCTTCAGCTTTAACAAAACGAGAAACGACTCGTCCCATCGAAGGGTCGTAATAACACTTTTTAAATGCAGATCCTGCTAACGGAAGGAAGAACAACATTTGATCCATTTCAGGATCGTATTCTTCCATCTTATACATTAGCTGATAATTCATGAAATCTTTTACGCGGTTAGCCTGCATCAGTTTAGGGTCGTTAGATGCTCCCATAACCTTTGTATCTACAGGTCCATTAGCCGGTAAAAGTTCTTTGTATGCTTGTGCTTGAAAATGCGTGGTAGCTTCAGCTAGTAACGGGTGGTATACCCCGCTTGCACCTTCAAACGGTTCACTACGAGCTTCGCTATCAATTCCTAACAAGTCAAGACCGTTTCTAAAGGTCTCATACCAGTCTTGTCGTGAAGATAAGTCGTCTTCGTAAGAAGAAATAAGCTGTGAGGAGATTTGACCTAGAACACTATCCTCAAGATAGTCAGCCATGTTCTCACCGAAAGGCATTTCACCCTCAGCTTGCAGTGCTTCGGGGTAAAGAACATTATCATCCTCATCAAAAAGGATTTCTAGCTCTTCTTCGCCTTCAAGATCTTGTGGAACTTGGAATTCTGCCATAATTCGCCACCATACTCTTCTTTTTTAAGTCAGTAAATCAATAATATGCACGGACTTTTGGGTAATAATCTTCTTCGTCCTGATAATCAGTTTCTAAACGCAAAAATCCACCGTTTCTAAAGCGCATTAACGCTAAAGTTGTCGCATCTACGCAATCGTCGTTCTCTCCGTTAGGAAAATCAACAATTTCGTCCATTAATTCTTGTGCCCAAGACGTTTCAGGCAACCAAACTCGGCCCTCTTGGAAAATTGCACTTACCGTGTTAAGTCTTGCAATCTTATCTTGTCCTTTGCTAGGAGAAAACGTGTTAATCGGTATTCCTTGTCGCCGTAATTCCTGCGTTAGCGGGATACCAGACGCTTTTGTCTCAATTATTACAGAATCAGGCTCCCAATGTTCGTATAAACGCATCGCTTCACGCTTGAGTTCGGGAAAGTCTAGCCGTTCTTTAACACAATCTAGCAGAATCAGGTGTGCATCAGCTCCACTATACAACTCATCACCAATTTTTCCTTCTGGATGGAAAACTCCCCACGTTGTTATTGCAGTATAGTCGGCACGTTCAGACTTTAGAAACGCTGTATCGTAACTTTGTATTAAATATTCGCAAGATGGAGGGTTGTCTTCAGGCCAATGTTTGATCCATTCCTTCGGAATAATAGAAATACCTTCACCAGTTGGCCGCTGCATGTATTGCGCTGCCCATTTAGACGGAGGTATCGAAGATTTCGTTGCTTGAAGTTCATCTAGTTTCCAGAACTCTGGCCATAACGGTGTGCCTGATGGCAAAATTGCAGGGAATTCTATTAACTCCCACTCATCGCCCCCTTTCTCCTGCGTCATTCGTTTGATTAACTTACCCGTTAAGTCCTTTTTAGACCAACGAGTCATCACAATAACGATAGCACCTCCTGGTTGTAGACGCTGACGCGGCCCAGTTTGATACCATTCGTACGCTTCGTCTAACGCTTTGTCAGAAAACGCGTCTTGTTCAGAGTGCGGATCGTCAATAATAAACAAATCCGCACCTCTCCCTGCGAGAGCACCCCCAATACCAGAGGCATAGTACTCTCCCCCCTGAGAAGTCAGCCATTTACCAGCACTTCGTGAGTCAGCCTTTAGCTGTGTGCTGGGAAAAATCTCTGCATAATCATCGCTTTCAATTAAGTCACGCACACGTCTACCGAAATTTATTGCAAGGTCAGCGGTGTGTGTTGCTTCAATGATTTTTAACTTAGGACGTTTGCCTAACAAGTAGGCAGGAAACAGATATGACGCAAACTCAGACTTAGTATGTCTGGGCGGCATATTGATAATTAGTCTTTTTGATTCGCCGTTTGCAATCTTGTCGAAAGCCTCAGCCATTTTCTTATGGTGAGACCCCGCAATAAACTCAGGCCAGATATTTAATACAAAATCATAGAAGGTCGCTGCGGAAGAATCTCGTTTCTCGCGTAAATCCAACTCTTCAAGAAGAAGGGTAAACTCCTTAGCTTCTTGTTTTGACAGGTGCGAAAGATCAACATTTCGCAACTGGTCTAGTGGGTCGCTCACCTCGGACCGAAGACTCTAGATTCAGCTTCCTCTTCAGCAGCTCTTCTTGCAGCTCTACGAGCCGCGATTCTTTCTTTCATTCCTCTACCTAGTTTTACAGGATTTATAGGAGCTAAGTCTAATGCTTCTACTAATTTTTCCAGACCTTCAGCTTCCTTTACATCTTTTAGAGCACGTGCTTGAGAAACTCCTGGAATCTGACTCACTAATAAATCTTTAATAACTTGATTCATTGGGTCAGGATCAGTAACTACCCCGCCATCATCGTAATAGGGTTTACTACTTTGTCGACTAGCTTGTTCACCTACAATGCGAACAGGAGGATATTCAACTGGTAGTTCTGGATCTAATCGTTTTATTTCGTCTGGTATTTCTTCTCCAGCTAAAATATAAGGAGTAGCTAATTTTCCAAATAATTCCTGTCTTTCTTCAAATTCTCTTACCCTTTCAGCAGGCCAGCCTCCTTCGTCTTCTCTTAGAGGTCTTTCATAAGTTATCTCTCTATACTGTGAATGACGACCGTCTGAGCCTAAACGTCGCATATCGTATAGTCCATCTCCTAAATCAGCGACGCTAAACTCATCTACTACGTCGCCGTCAGCGAGCTTTTTTGGTTCTACCTGCCCTCCGTAAGCCATGCCTCGAATCTGGTCTCGCGTTGCAGGAACCATAGACATTCCAGGATTAGATGTCATCTGGTCAGCTAACTGCATACCTACGCTTTGGATCTGTGGATTAGCATCGGTCATCATGTTCATGATGTTACCTACATCAAAATAGTAAGTGTCATTTGGAGTTCCTATGGGACCACCACGGGCCATCATAATACCACTTTGTTCCTGCAGAAGTTGCAAGGCTTCTTCTTCCGTCATCTGCGACATATCTCCAGCAGCTGAAGGAACCCCAGCTTCTCCAGGAATTGGAACTTCTCCTTGTGCTTGGTAGTCCATGGCGGCAAGTGCATCTTCCAAAGCTCCAGGATCACTTCCCTGAAGTTCGTCTACTATGACTTCTTGAACATTAGAAATGTTAGGTGCAGAACCTTCAATTAGATCTCTAACATTCTGTTGTTCTGTAGCTTTTTTCTGACGTTTCTTAGCTTGCTGTGCTCCATAGGCTGAAGTCACTACTGAGCTTGCTACTATTGCTGTAACTACCCAAGTCATGTTCTTTTCTCCTCTAACTGATTTATTAAGTGGTCAAGCAACTTAATATCAGGAAGTTGTCGTTTTACTTCGTCGAATGAAGTAGCAATTATCTCACTTTCTATCTGCTCTACATCCAAACTGTTTGTTGAATGCACAG